CAAGCTAATATTATTCTAACCAACGAAGTATTCTTAGAAATGCTTGCAAACTTGGAGAATAGTATTATCAGCGAATGGAAATTAGCCGAATCGCCCACAGAACGAGAATCTTGTTGGCTTAAACTAGGAGCACTACGTTCTATTACAGAAGACTTGAATGCCCTAGTCCAAAGCGACAAGATAGAAAATCCTTAACGAACAACGAGGGTAAAACGATGAGTGATGGTAAGACCAATCCGGTAACGGAAGTCGATACACCACAGCTTAGTATGCTTGATGTCTTGATTGGAAGTGACCCTAAAGAAGACACTAATCCAGAACAAACATCAGTGGAAGCGTCTGAAGACGAAGCCGAAGCCGAAGTTGAAGAACTTTCAGCGGAAGCAGAGTCGGAAGAAGTTTCTGATAACGAGGTAGAAGAAGAGGAAGTTGTCGAAGAAACCCCAAGTTCATACACCGTCAAGGTCGATGGTGACGAATTTGAGGTCAGTCTCGACGAACTCCGAAACGGATATCAAAGACAATCGGACTACACGAGAAAGTCCCAGTCACTAGCCGAACAGAGGAAAGCCTACGAGTCAAACCTGTCTGCTGTTCAGCAGGAAAGATCGCAGTACGCCCAGGTCTTGGAAAATGCGTCCCAGTTTCAAAACATGGAATTAGAGAAGTACAATCAAGTTGATTGGAAAGAATTAAAAGACTCTGATCCTATGGAATACATGGAAAAACGCATGGAGTTCCAAGATGCTAAGGATAAGATGCAACAGGTAGAGCACGAGCGTCACCGTGTTCAGCAACAGCAGCAAGCGGAATATGCCCAGCATATAAAAAAGCATGTTGCTGATGAATCTGATAAACTTAAACAAGCAATGCCTGAGTACGCCGATCCTGCGATGCAAGCCCAACTTAGAGAATATGCTATGAAAGATTTAGGCTTCTCTAAGGAGGACGTGGACGGTATAACAGATCATCGCGTAGTATTGGTACTCTACAAGTCAATGCTGCAAGACAAGGCTGCTAAGGGAACCTCTAAGAAGGCTACTAAAAATGTTCCAAAAGTTGTTAAGTCTGGAACACCTGAGTCTAAAACTCAAAGAACTCGTAAAGCTTCGCAAGCGAAACGAGATAGGCTCAAAAAGACTGGTCATGCTCGCGACGCCGCAAATGTCTTTCTGGACTTTGTGTAACTCTAATATAGGGAGAGCCAATCATGGCGCAACCAACAGGTATTTACGTCACCTATACAGCTAAGGGTGAACGTGAAGATTTGGAGAATGTCATATACGATATTTCTCCAACCGATACCCCGTTTATGACAATGGGTGGTCGGACTAATGCGATTGCTGTAAACCACGAGTGGCAGACCGATGCTTTGGCTGCTGCTGTTGCTACTAACTACAACGAAGAAGGTGCGACACTTACTGCCTCTACACCTGCCGCTACGACCCGGCTTGGCAATATTTGTCAGATCAGCTTGAAAACCACAATCGTTTCTGGAACTTTGGATGCCGTATCGCTGGCTGGACGTAAGGAAGAACTAGCGTACCAGATGTCTAAACGCGCCAAGGAACTGAAGCGTGATATGGAAACTACCCTGGTAGGCGAAAATAGCGGCAAAACCGCTATGTCGGGTATCACTACCGTTCGTAAGATGGGTTCGCTTCCTGCGTGGGTTTCTACTAATGTAAGCCAGACTGGTTCAGGTGCTGGCGCAGGCGCTGGTCGTACCGATGGTTCTACACGAGCCTTTACCGAAACTCTAATGAAGGCCGTGATTCTACTTTGCTATCAGGCGGGTGCAGATACTAAGTACCTGATGATGAAGCCGAGCCAGAAGTCGACGTTCTCTAGCTTCGTAGGTGTTGGCGGAGCAAGTGGTGTTTCCAACTGGACCGATACTGCCGATCTACGTATAATCGGCGGTATGGATATTTACGTATCCGACTTCGGTGAAATGGCTGTAGTTCCTAACCGTTTCCAACGGGCTAGAGACGTATGGCTCCTCGATCCTGACTACTACAAGCTCGCTTACTTGCGTCCGTTCACGCAAAGGGAAGTCGCTAGTACTTCTGACGGCGAACAACGTGCTATCATCGTTGAGTACACCTTGCAGGTGGACAACGAGCTAGCGCTTGGAGCAGTCTACGATCTAGCCTAGCTAGTAGCTAGATCACGCTCAACTGGGAGGGGTCTATTAGGCTCCTCCCACACTGAGGGGGAAGTAAGTGGGTGCTTTTTATACAGGAGTATTGGGAACAACTTGCAGTTGTAGGACTTGCTATACTAGCTATAGTAAGAATGAAATTTGAACTTGACAGTCTTAAAAAAGACGTTTCTGATTTACGTTCGCGAAATACGTTTATAGATGTTGTAAAACTAAAGGCAGAGATGGAAGTTGCTAACAGAAATATCACATCCCTTTGGGACAAATACAATTCTGTAAACGGAAAAGATAAGAGGTAAGAGGTAGCCCTATGAAAGATAAAGAGCCTATCAATAGATCATTTAGTTACGACCACACGGAAGACAAGGCGGTCATACACTCTGTTCAAGATGTAGAGCCTCTCTTGGATTTAAACAAGAGGGAGCAAACCGGCGATTCTATGTATGGCGTAGGTGGCGGTGAGCTAGGTATGCGTAAGGTAGCCAGCATCCCTCTTATTATCATCGAAAAGTGGAAAGCAGAACTGGGCGTCGATGTGATGAACAAAGACCACATGCCCAAGGTAAAGCAGCTTTTAAACGACCCAGAGTATGCGTTTCTACGCACACATAATAGCAGGATTTAGCAGTGGCTTTAGGTACATACACAGATTTGAAAACCAGTGTTGCTAATTACCTGGAACGGGAAGATTTAACAGCTACCATTCCAGATTTTATAACGCTGACCGAAAACAGGCTCAATCGAGACATACGAGCAAGAGTTAATATGATACGAGCCACCACTACCACCACTGCTGGCATTGCTTTTTACGACCTACCAGCAGATTTAATAGAACTGCGCAACATTACATACAACACCACCAGCGATAGCCACGCTCTCAGCTATCTATCTCCAGAAGAAGGTACTCGCGAATTTGGAGCATATCCAACTGGTCGCCCTAGAGCTTACACCAATCTTGGTAAAAATATTAAAATATACCCAACTCCAGACGGTGAGTATACGATAGGCATCAACTATTTTCAAAAACTAACCGCCTTATCTTCCACCAACGAAACAAACAATATACTCACCGAATTTCCAGAACTATACTTATTCGGCTCGTGCAAAGAGGGCGCTGTCTATTTAAACGATACAGAGCAACTGGCGAGGTTCGACACTCTGTATAACAACGCCTTAACTAGTATCAAAGGTGCCGAAGACTCGGCCAGGTACAGCGGTACAGTAATGACTATGCGAGTACAGGGCGACCCTGGCAGTTTAATTCGCAGAGGTGCTTGAGCGTGGCAGATACTAACTGGGTTCAAGACCTTTTCAACTTAGTGCAAGAAAGTGGTGGCAGCCTTCTGACAGAGGACAGCTTTTACATAGCCCTGCAAGAATTTAACTCTACCGTATGGACCGAAACTACTACAACAGGCTCTGGCTAGAAATATGCCTAAAGAATTGCACGACATAAATGGGCAACAGTCCGGTTTCAGTTTTAATAAAGACTTGTCTCCGTACGATATGGCCCCAAACTTTTTTGATAACGTCCAGAACGCTAGGTTTACAGACAAGACTGCCTCCACAATTACGGGACACTCTTCAGTACTAGGAACACCCACTGTAGCTCCCTACTGGATAACAAATTTTTTACAAGGCGCAAACTCGTTATGGATATACGGTGGATTAACCGCTCTGTATAAAATTACCGGGGTAACTCACGCAGACGTTACTCGTGCAAGCGGAGCATACACTACAATAGGCAGCACAACAAACAACTGGCAGGGCGATGTACTAGGAGGTGTACTGGTTGTAAATAACGGAATAGACATTCCCCAGAGCTTAACACAGGCTGGATCAGTATTTACCGACCTTCCAAATTGGCCTTCTACGCTGCGCTGCAAAACTATTGTACCTTTTAAAAATCACTTGGTAGCTTTAAACTTGACCGATGATGGTACAGCAGAGCCTTATACTATAAGATGGAGCGACGCTATACCAGCAGGAGCAGCTACTAACGGTTCTAACACCTGGGTAACCAGCAGCACAGCCTCAGAGGCAGCGGAAACTACCATAGGTGGTACTAAGGGACACTTGCTCAACGCTCTCCAGCTAGGTAACGAGCTTATTGTCTATAAAGAAGACAGTATCTACTCCCTGGTCTACGTAGGCGGTACGTTCATTTTTAACGTACGAGAAAAGTTTAAGGACGTAGGACTGTTTACCAGAGACGCAGTTGTCGATCTAGGAGACGGGCGACACGTCCTGATGTCTACCAACGATGTAATTGTCCATAACGGCAACTCTCTTGCAAGCATCATCGACGACAAGATGAAGACACTCTTGTTTTCGGAGATTGACACCACCAACTTTAGCAAAACATTTCTAGTGCATAACAAGATCGAAAACGAGGTTTGGCTATGCTACCCCAAAACAAACGCAACCAACGGTTTTCCAGACAAGGCACTGATATGGAACTACCGGGACGATACCTGGACTACACGGGAACTCCCAAATGCCAACTATATCGGACGGGGCTTAGTAAACCCAGCCTTGACCAATACTTGGACTGCTGCAACAACGACGTGGAAAACAAACACTTTAGCATGGGCACAACAGGAATACAACCCCTCTATTGATTCACTACTGATTTGCGGAACCAACGGTACTAAGATATACCTGGCTGACTCAGGAACTACCTTTGACGGTACGAGCTTCACCACCACGCTGGAACGCACCGGGTTACACGCTGGCCGTACAGACGCTGTAAAGAAAATTAGCCGAATATACCCTCGTATAAGAGGTACAGGCTCCGTAGATATAAGCGTAGGGGTAGAGCTTAGCCCGTTCGAGGGAGTTTCCTACGCCGACCCTGTGACGTACACCATAGGAACAGATAACAAAGTAGATTGCAAAGTGCGGGGTAGGTATATAGCAGTACGATTTGAAAGCGACTCTGACACTACCTTTTCTGTGTCTGGCTTTACCCTAGAATCTGAAGTGGTATCCACCAGATGAGTAGAGACTACCTAAAGTTTAACCCAGCAGCCTCTCCTACCACCGTAGAAGAATTGCCTACGTTTATCGACAACTCTCTGCTGGAAATTAAAACATCGCTAGACATAGCCAGAGCCGGTCACCTAGAAGTAGTCTACGCTGAACCAGATAAGCCTTACCAGGGAGATATAAGGTATGCTGATGGAACAACCTGGAACCCAGAGTCGGGAGGAGAAGGGATATACTTCTACAACGCCGCTGGAACATGGACTAAGCTATAGAAGAGTTTCTCGCGACGATTCAAACTTTGAAAGCATACTTGCACATTCTTGGGATTATATAGAAGCAGGGTTAATCAGGGGCCGTAGTAAGTTTGTAAATACAGAGTCTCTGATTAAAAAGGCGATGGACGGTGACTCCGATTTATGGGTTTCTGAAAATACAACGGGGAAATTAAAGGGTGGTCTTCTTATAGGAGATGCAACATACCCCGTAGCTAGAGGAATAATAGCAGAATCTATAGGTGGTGAATTTGACTTTAGCGTTCTTGTCCCAATATTGGAAAAACATTACAAAAGTTGCGGTTACGAGTTTTTTGAGATGACAGGTCGTAAAGGCTGGGAGCGGAAGATGAAGACGCTAGGTTATCAGTATATGAACACTACAATATATAAGAGGCTATAAAATGAGTAGTTTATTCAGGCCAAAAACAACAGTGGTACAAGTGCCAAGCCAGCAACAGACGTCAGGGTCTAGCGAGATTAAACCCTATGCTCCTATCGAGCCTTTTATCAAGGAAAATCTACCTGGCCTGGTGGATATATTCAAACAAGACCCTGCACTATTTACAGGTAGCCTAGTTCCTACCGACGCTCCTCAAACACTAGATGCTAGAGCTAGGTACGCCAATTTAATTCAAGATACAATTCCCGGTTTTACCCAGGATTTTACCAATATTTACCAAAACCGTCTTGGCTCTGCTCTGGCAGACCCTTTTGAAGACCCCATTTTCCAGGCTGAGAGAGGTGTCATAGCCGACGAAGCACGCTCCCTGACCGAGCGAGATCAACTGCTAGCTCAGCAACAGGCTATAGAGGCAGGACAATTCGGTCTGGGTAGCACCGCTCTGAGAGAGCTACAAACCTTGCAGCAGAGACAGCGCGAGGAATCTACCCGAACTGCGCTAGCAACCGCTCTGAAAGACGCTGAAGCTCGCAGACTGGCAGCGCTAGGCGATGTGCCTACGCTAGGACAGACGGTTTTACAAACAGCAACCACTCCAGCAACCTTGCAAGAAGCTTTGGGCAGAGATGTAGAAGCTCGCGATCAAGCAAGGCTGGCAGACGAGGCCAGGCTATTCCAGCAGGATCAGGAAGCTCGCAGAGCCCAGGCAGTTACCCTGTCTAACCTGCTAGGCGGTCTGGCAGGCTTGGGTAGTCAGACCCAGTTCCAGCAGGCTTCGTCAGGTACGCAGGGTCAAGCTTTCCCTGGCCCGAGCCCGTTCACGCAAATTACAGGACTTATCGGAGCAGCCGCTCCAGCCTTTGGGGCTTGTTGGGTAGCTCGGAAAGTATACGGGGAAGATAACCCAAGGTGGCAGATATATCGCGAATGGATGTTTACGCAAGCGCCTAAATGGTTCTTAAACCTGTATATTAAACACGGAGAAAAATTCGCAGAGTGGATCGACGATAAGCCTTTGCTACAGAAAGTTATTAGAAGGTGGATGGACCAGAGAATTAAAAACTTTGAATCAACAAAGCCTAAACTGGCGTGGGCAGCGGAGGTAAAAGTATAATGACACATCCAAGTGGAGGAAATTTTGGTTGGGTGAGTTCCAATCCCTCACGTATCCCTAGCAGATCATACCCTGCTCCGTTTTCTGGAGGTTCGTATTCATATCCCCCCTCTGGAGGTATGTTTGGTTCTTCCTCCCCTTTTGGCGGTACTTATTTGAATCCGTCCGGTACCTATATACCGGGTAGCTATACTTCTTCCCCTCCCTCTCCGCAAGAACCAGATTGGTGGGATAAGTTTAAGAAGGGGCTTAAAAAGGCAGATTTTTCTGCCCTGGCGCCAGACTACACACCACAGAAGCCAGCGCTAGGCCCTACATTTTCCACCAATGTTCCTAGAGCTAGCGCACGAGGTTACCGCACCGTACCTCAATACCAGCCCCCCATGCCCATGAGGATGGACGTGGCAGCGCTACTACAGCTAATACAGCAGGCGCAGAAATCTAGGGGCAATGCTATCAGACGCTTTAACATAAATCCTATCGTATAACAGGAACAGTGTAATGCCCCCAGCACCAAACCCATTTCCAGGTACTTACCCACCTGTACAGGTAGAAGACTTTCCCTGGCCTCCTAGTGGA